GCGTATTGCCTGAAAACACAACCCGCTACGGGGGAGACTTACCCGAAATCTGATTTATTCAACAAAGCCACGCAGCGACTATATAACCTCCCGCCTGAGAAGGCGCAGGCTGAAGTCGATAATTTGGCGCTATCACTGAAACAGAATGGCGGTAGCGAAATTCAGTACAAAGTCCTGAATGCGGTGCAAAGTAATATCGATCATCGGCGTATTCAGTTGCAGAAAAATCCGCAATCTGTATTTGCGATGGACTCTGGAACTGCGCTTCAACCATTAAGCCCAGAATCGGCATTACAGCAGCCAGGGGAGTGGGGTGCAGGCTTGACTCAGCGCCAGTCTAATTCCGATGCAATTATCCAAAAATATGGTGCCACGGCGGGGAAAAATCTTCTGACAACGGAGGAGTTGAATAACGCCAAAGATGCTTACGAAAAAATGTCTCCGGATCAGAGAATTCAATTTTGGAGAAATACTCAGGCCAGTAGCTCCCCTGCGATTACATCACGCCTCGCGCGCGAGATTGGTGGTGACGCCATGCAGGTATCTGCAGTTGCTGGTTTGGCTAGTAATCCCGCAGGGTATAAAGCGGCGTTGGCCGTTGAGAATGGAAGTCGGTTACTGAATCCTATTGATGGAGCCCCAAAAGTAAGGCTTCCAGCAAGCTTTGATCAAGATGTGGCAGACGCTATCAAAAAACAATACCCCACTTTTAGCATAGCGCAGGTTCAACGCCTTATACCCGTAGTGAGGGATTACCATATAGGCTCTGGTGGGGATCCAAATAAAACCCCAAAAGCTGAATCTCTGCATGCTGTTATCGGAAAACCTGTGAATATTTACGGTAGTTATGCCGTAGCGCCCGCCGGTAGCGATGAAAATGCATTTATAGATACCCTGAAAGTTGGAGTTAACCGCTTGGGGCCGGACGCCCAGAATATCAAAAATGGATTAAGTCAGGGTGTCTATGGCTTTGTCGCTGATTCAGATGGTAATCAGATGCTGATTAACGCGGCATCTCAGCGTCGTGTCGTTGGGGATGATGGACGACCAATTGTGATTGAGGTGAGCAAATGAGTTTGCTTTTTAACCCGGAGCTCAATAGCGCGCTTAACGCAAATGGTTCCGAAAGCGTAAAGAAAATCGATGCGGGGTTATTCCAAGGGATCGGCGCAGGGTTCGGTACCGGTTTGGATAATGCGAGCACATCCGTTCAACGTATAGGGCTGACCACTTTAGGCCGTGGGCGAATGATGGCCGGAGCGGGGCAAATGCTCGCTGGCGCAGCCCTTATTGGCGACGAGGAAATGGGTAAGGCGGCAGAGGAAACGCTGACGACCCTCGCGCCTGACGAAAGCCAGCTTCCGCAATACAAAGCTTTTGATAGCGAGCAGGTGGGAACTGTAGGGACGATTTTAGGCGGATTGGCTCAGCAGTCACCATCTCTTGCTTTAATGGTGGTTAACCCGGCAGCTGGTATTTCAGTTGCCGGCGCGCAGGGTTTCACGGAGGCGCACGCTGAAGGTGCAAAGCTTGGGCTGAAAGGCAAAGACCTCGAAGATTATGCCGCTGTTGGTGGTACCACCATGGCGGTTGGGGCTGCAATCCCTGGCTTTACTGGCGTGGGTAAAGGCGCTCTTTTGTATGGCTCGCGGTTTCTCGCGGGTGGGGTGGTGAACAGCATAACAGGTGAGGTGGATCGATGGGGGCGTGCAGAAATACTTGAAAGTGCCGGTTTTCACGATCAGGCCAGACAAATGCGCCAAGCTGACGCGGCCAGCAGAGTAACCGAGTTTGTCTTGGGTGGCGCCTTTGGTTTATTGGGGGGAGGGCATCGCACTGATACTGGCAATCCGCGGGGCGGTGAAACAGGCGTAACAAGTATCCATGAAGACGCAGCCACAGCGCATACCCTGCATGATAACTATGTAACTGAGTCAGCCCCGGGGCTTGCCACGGATGCGCGCAGCGAGTCAGGGCATGTAGCCGCAATGGATTCGGCCATAGATTCACTTAATGGTGGTAGAGGCGTTGACGTTACCGAACACCTGACGGGCGATAGAGCATTCATTGTTAACGGAAATATTGACGAGGGGAACATCGCGCGCCAACAGTTGGCGGGAAACGCCTCACAGAGGATTGATGCCATCGCCCAGGCTGCAGAACGCCAAGCTATTCCTGAGCGGGTAAGCCCGCCGCCTTCTGGCGTGCTGAGTGAGGCTACTGATCGCCCATTCCAGCTACTGCGCGAGCAAATGGACGCGGTAGCAGAAAACCATCCGGAGCTTCGCGATCTTGTTTCTCAGCATATCGATAGCTTTGAGGCTGAACACACAACGGCTCGTCGCACCGCCGAGCTTTATGACGTAGCGGCGGCCTGCGCCCTTAAATTTGGATCATGACCATGAAACCACAATGTGTACAGGCAGTAGAAGCGCACCTTAGCAATGTGACCGGAAAACCGGTCAAGCTTACCTCAGCAGCTATATCTCGCATTGATGAACGGATGCATGAAGGAGCAAAAGTGTTAGCCAGGAGGGATCGCGCCGCGTGGCAGGCGATGTCACCTGACGAGCGCACCGTCGCTATCGGGAAGTGGGTTCGTGAACAGGAGGAGGTACAGGCTGATAGCCAGGCAAGAAGCAAAATCCGCCAGCTTTCCGCCATCGTTGATGCCGCTAAAAAATTGGATGCGATGGCTGCCGCACGCCCAGATAAAGCCGGGAAGTGGAGCAAGTCGCTGATTGACGTTCTGGAAGGCGTAGACAACACCCTGCGCGGGGCGGAGCAGGTTGCGGTAAGAGGCTTCGGCGATATGCTGAAAGAGGCGAAGGTGGGGCCCTGGACGCTGGATTTTGGCAACAAGCGAAGCGATGCATTCTTTGCTGATGTTGTCCGGGAGATCTACGGCGCTGACACCGGGAATGGGACGGCCAGACGTTTTGCGCAAAAATGGTCGTCAACAATGGACGGCTATCGCGAGGCCAGAAACCGGGCCGGCGGTACAGTCGGCAAGTTGGATAATTACGCTCCCCAATCCCATGATCCAACCATCATGCAGCGGCCGGAAAATAAAGAGTCCTGGGTCAGTTTCATGATGAAGAACCTTGACCGAGAGCAGTATCTTAACGGCGAAGGCAAGCGGCTTGATGATGATCAGCTTGAGGTGGTGATCAGAAAAATGTATGACTCCATCGTCACGGATGGGGTGAATAAAACGCAAATCGATGCCCAGGGGTTGGCTGATGGCGCAGCTGGCAGACTGGGGACGGCCAATAGAGCGCGAATGCTCAATAGCAGCCACAGGGAGATCCACCTCCGCGATGCTGATGCCGTCATAGAGTACAACAACCAGTTCAGCGACCGCTCTCTTGGCGCTGCGTTTTTCAGCCACTTGCAGGGCAATGCGCGGGACGTTGCGTTAATCAATGAGCTGGGGCCCAACCCGGAGGTGACTTTTTCCACGCTGAAAAATACAGTGGAAAAGCGAGACAGTCATATGCCCGGCGCAGTTTTTAATAAAAAAGGTAGCGTGGAAGGTGCTGGGAGGGCAGGATTCAGCCCGGACGATTATTTCAGGCAGATGGTTCAGAACAATGCCGACATGGATCGATGGGATCGGTACAGCAGCGCGCTGACGGCTTACCAGGCTGCGACGAAATTAACCATGACCGGATTACGCTCTGTTTTCCAAGACACCCCGGGCATGCTGCTGAATATGGCGGATGTTGGTCAGTTGCACAACATCGGCACGGTGTTGCATTCCGCATTTCGTCCCAAGGAGGCGGCGCAGTTCGGTATTGGTGCGGAGGTCGCGGTCAGGGCAGCAAGAGAGGGGGCAGAACGGATTATGGCACAGGGCCGGTTTAATCTGCCTAACGCGCTTAGTCGCTACGCACAGGCGACCATGAAATATACTCTGCTCGACGCTTGGACAAACGCCGCCCGCCGAGCGGGGCAAACCTCGCACGCGCTGGCGCTGGGTGAATGGTCGCGCACGCCGTGGGCGAAACTGGATGATAGTCAGCGGGGGCTGCTGAATAACGCCGGGATAACCGAAGTCGACTGGCAAAATATAATGCGGGTTCCCACGAAAAAACTTCGTGGGCAGGATATTCACGATGTGTCTGACGTCGCCGGGCTGGGGTTAACGCCAGACGAGACATTGCGCCTACAGTCCCAGATGATGGGTTTTATTCGGATGGGTGGGGATGTTGTTACCTCAGAGCACAATCTCACTGCGCAAACCATCATGAGCGCCGGCGGTAGGACGAATGCCCTTACCAAACAGGTCATGCTTTTCAAGAGCGCCGGTGCGATACAGACGGCGCACATGCTGGATCGCCTGAGCCGCAAGTCGGCAGGAACAAAAGCGGGATATATCGCAGCTACCGCGGCTTTATCTGCGAGTTTTGGTTATATGGCGCTGGTCGCCCAGGCTGTAACCAGCGGGCAAAACCCGCCCCCTCCAGACGACATAAGGACACTGGCGAAAGCGATCGCTATTGGTGGTGGGTTTGCGATGTTTCAAGATCTGATTACCAGCATGTATGATGCTGTGAGCGGAGATAATTCCGGTCACAGCTCGAGTGCGGTGCCTATCTTTGGGGACTTAGCCACGATAGGTAAGATCGGTTTTACCGCTGCAACAGACCCGGAAAAAGCAGGGTACATGGCTATCCGGTTTGGGCGCCAGCAGATTGCCCCTCTCAATTACTGGTACACAAAAGCTGCTATTGATCACATGTTCTTCAACGATGCAGCGGAAGCGCTTAACCCCGGCTATCAACGACGACTGCGTAAGTACGCCGACCAGAAGGGGCAGCAATATTTCTGGGATCCGTCAGGGGATTTATACAGCCCAGAAATGGGTTATTATAAAAAGCCGTATGAGTTAGGAAAATAATTTAGTTAATGGAGGTTGCATTTGGAGTTTTCAAAAGACGGTAGAACCATATCCCCGTTGAGATTATTCATTATTGCTATAAATATTGCAGGTGTCATTTTTGCTTTCGCTAGCGGAGTGGTCGAGCATATGCTTGGCTACTATATATGGAACTGGGATGCCGAGCGTTGGTATGCGCTTTTAATGTTCGTTGTGCCTGTAATAAACATTTGGTATCTATGGATTATCACAGGGGAAAACGGATTGCTGGGGCTATGGCTCAAACGTAAGCGGCTAGAAGAGCAGCAGCGTATACGTGATCTGGAAAATACAAAGTAACCCACCTTAGGTGGGTTTTTTGTTTCTTGAGGTTCCGTTTTCAAGAAAGGCTATAAGCTTTTTATTTGCGGCAATTAGTTCTTTCATCTCCTTCAAATTCATTGTGCTAGGGGTCTGCTGATCCATAAGCGCATCACTCAAAATCTGAACGATCTCGGAGTTCATGGAGCGCCCGCTCTGCTCCGCTCGCTTAGCTATGGCCTCACGCATACCGGCTGGGAGCCTAACGTTAAACCGATCCATTTCTTGACTTGGAAATTTGGACATAAGCACCTCCTAATTTTTTTTGATGATAGCACCTACTTGACATCATTCTCTATGGTGGTAAATTGGTTCTAGTTCCAATTTGGTTCTATTGATTGTCGACAAAAAGGAGAAGGGGAGTGAACAGCGAAACCACATATCGAAATAACGCCCAGCTCAAGCTCAGATTGCCGGAAGAGGTCAAAAACCTTATCCAGCAAAAAGCGCAGAGAGAAGGGTTGTCCATGAATGCTGCTATCGTTCAGCGCCTGGTTTGGAGTCTTGATGAGGATAGGAAAAATGGACAGCAATGAAATCATCGCCATGTTCGACGAATGCACGCTGCCGTTAAGCAAAGCGCGTTCGTTGTTGAGGATGCTTGCAGTAGCCATCAACTCAAGAGATCCGATACACCAGGAGCATCTAATTAGCGGTATTGAGGTAATCGAAGAGCTAATGGAAGAAGGGCTGAAAGGGTTGGATGTTGGCCTTCATCAGTGGAGTGATGCCCCGGCGGCGGCAACCGCCAAGGCATCTAAGACAAATTCCAAGACCAAGGAAATTGACCATGTATAGTGTAACAGAAAAAACGATGCCGGTAATAGCTGGGGTGGAGATCACCACTGACGAAGAGGGACGCTTTAATCTGAACGCGCTTCATCGGGCAAGTGGTGCCGAAAAGAAAAATGGCCCCAGCTACTGGATGGCGCTAGATAGCACCCAGGCTTTAATTGCTGAACTTGAACAAACATTGGGCGATACCGAGATCTCGGTATCGGTAATTAAAACCATCAAAGGTGGGTGTGCGCAGGGTACTTTCGCTCATGAGCTTTTAGCTGTTGAGTATGCCGGCTGGATCTCCCCGGCGTTCCGCCTAAAGGTGAACCAGACGTTCATAGATTACCGCTCTGGAAAATTAAGACCGTCAGCACTGCCGAATGCCAAAGAGTTGGCGTTGATGGTGATCCAGGCGGAGGAGGAAAAGGAGCGCCTAAAAAGTCATGTGAATCTACTGGAGAATCAAGTGCATGAGGATGCGCCGAAGGTTGAGTTTCACGACAAGGTGGCCGTTGCTCCCGGGGCAATGAGCGTTGCGCAGGCTGCCAAAATCTTGGGAACTGGTCGCACCAGACTGTTTCAATTTTTGCGGCAGATTGCATGGGTTACGCGCTACAACGAACCCTATCAAGAAAAAATCGAAGCTGGCTATTTGGATGTGAAACTTGGCAGCTGGGATCACCCTGATCATGGTGTGCAGCAATCGGTCACAGCACTAATTACCGGTAAAGGCTTAACAAAGCTGCAAAAGCTGTGGGCTGAAAGATAGTCAGGAAACCGACCAACCGCCCGCCACATCATAGCCCCATGACAACCATGGGGCTTTTTTATGCACAACGATTACAAAACCCGCCTTACCGCGTTGAGCGACAAGTTAACCGACGTCGTGCTCGATGAAGCCGATCCGGATACCTGGCCGGGCGCCGACAAACCACTCGACAAACACACGAAGCAGGAGCGCGGCGATCGCTACTGGTGCAAGAAGAACGCGGCGGCGTCGCTCACACTGCTTGTGAAGGTGCATTCGCTGATCGGCATGCACACGCGCGGCGGCACGCCGAAAGACGGCGACGAGCCGGACGACGAGGCGTTTCGCCTTGGGCAGCAGGTATCCGCCGCTGAGCGCGCGGCGCAGGAAGTTCTCGACCGTATCCAGCAGCGGAAAAAATGATTTCGTTCGTCGCCTTTTTCATCATATGGGCGGAGCGGATGGGGTGGGATGTTCCCGACTGCCATTACCGCGCCTGCCACTGGCTCGAGCACCGCGGCGATCTGGCGGTGCTTCGCTGTTTCCGTGGCTTCGGTAAATCCACCATTCTGGCGGTGTATAACGCCTGGCGGTATTACCGAGATCGCCAGTACCGGATCTTGCACCAGTCGGAATCCGACCCAACGGCGTACAAAACCAGCCGTGATACCCAGAACGTTATCCGTAATCATCCGTTAACGCGGGGCATGCTGCCGGACGGGCAGGGAACCGTCGAACAATGGTGGGTTAATGGCTCGCTGGATATGCGTAACGGCAGCATGTACGCGAAGGGCATTCTGTCGAACGTCACCTCAGCCCGCGCCGACGAGTGCCAAAACGATGACGTCGAAGTCCCGAGAAACATCCAGACGCCGGAGGCGCGCGAGAAACTGCGCTACCGCCTCGGAGAGCAAACGCACATCCTCGTCCCTGGTGGCCGCAAGTTGTACATCGGCACGCCACACACCCACGACAGCCTATATGATGAGGTCGAAGCCATGGGCGCCGACTGCCTGACGATCAAGTTTTTCGAGAAAGAGCACCGCATCGATGAAAAACAGGCGACGGTGCGCAGCTACGCGCTGCCGTTCCGGCCGGAGTACGTCTTTATCGGCATCCACATCGGCGCGCGCCTGCTCGCTGAGGGCGTTGATTATCAGCTGACGGCTAACGGGATCACCTTCGCTGAGCCGCCAGGAACGACAGTGGACTGCTACGCCGAATGCGCATGGCCGGAGCGGTTCACGCCGGCCGAGATGGAGAAGCGCAGGCAGGAAACGCGCACGGTCAACGAATGGGACAGCCAGTACCAGCTGCACAGTAAACCGATCGGCGAATCCCGTCTCGACCCTGAACGCATCCGCGAGTACAACGTGCAGCCGGAAATCCGGTACGCGAACCGCACAGCATCGATGTGGCTGGGCAGCCAGCAGATTGTTGGCGCCGTCGCCTGGTGGGACGTGGCCACCGGCAAAGCGAAAGCCGACGCCAGCGCCTTTTCACTGGTGTTGACCGACTCACGCGGGCATCTGTACTGGCATGTCTGCCAGGAGCTGTTCGGCGATCTGGCCGAGTTCGACGAGCGCGACAAAATTACTGGCGGCCAGGTGGTACAAATCCGCGAGCTTGTGATCCGGTACCAGATACCGCAGGTGGTGGTTGAGGTAAACGGCCCCGGTAGCTTCGCCGGCAAGCTGCTCCGCCAGGCACTGAAAGGTACCGGCTGCGGCGTTCGTGAGGAGTTCACCATAACCAACAAACAAAAACGCATCCTCGACGCGTTTGAGGCGCCGTTGTCGTCCCGTTTCCTCTGGGCGCATAGCGACGTTCTCGACGGCCCGGCCTACGACCAAGTGCGAGATTTCAACCCGGCGGTGACCAACCAGCCGGACGACTTTATCGACTCTGGTGCGGGGGCTATCAGCGAAACGCCGGTGCGCATCGGCAAATTGGTCGGGAAACCGACCGCTCAGGGGCGGGAAGATTGGCAGCCAACAGATGGCGATCATGAGGTCGCAGTGGACTATTAAAACCGAGGCTGCCTTATGTCGGTACCTAACCAGACCCCATACAACATTTACACGGCCAACGGCCTGACAACTGTTTTCCCATTCGAATTCTACCTGCTCAATGCGGGGGATATGCGAGTGCTTTTCAACGGCACAGAGGTTACATCCGGCTATACGATCTCAGGCGTTGGTAACGTTGATGGCGGTGAAGTTTCATTCCTGACCCCACCGGCGAACGGAATCACAGTTATGCTTGAACGGGTGATACCAACCTATCGCCTCACCGATTACCAGGACAACGGTGATCTGCTTGCTGATACCGTAAACAAGGATTTTGATCGGCTGTGGATGGCTATTCAGCAGGCGTTTATCTATCTCGGTTTGGCGCTGACTCGTCCGCTGCTCGGGGGCCCTTTTAATGCCAAAGGCTATCGCATTGAAAATCTAGGCAGCCCAGTAAATCCACATGATGCCGCGTCAAAGAGTTACGTGGATTTAATGTATCAATATGGTAAAGGCTACACCGACGATCAGCTCAAGCGTACGCTGCGCTCGCCAGCTGGCGAGGTTCTAACTCAGCTACCAGCTGCGAATGTTAGACGGGGTAAATTTCAAGCGTACGATACACAGAACGGCCAGCCAATTCTTGTTAATCCAGAAAAAACGCCATCGGATATATGGATAAAATTAGGCAGCATTAATGGCTATTCCTACATCGGGGGGTTCTTCTCTCAGGAAACCACAGGGGCATATGGAAACGGCTCCTATGACCTTGTGAGCTGGCACGGTGAGCGCGGACAGTTTGATCAAACCCAGGGGATGGCCACTCAGGTAACTGGTGCGGGTGTTTCATTCGGCGGCATTCAGAATAGGGGGATGGTCGTTGTCGGCCCAGGTGGGGCGCTATTCTCTCAATTAATGCTTGAGGGAAGGCCGTATTCTGACCTTGTTGCGTCGGCATATACCATAGACGCAAACCGCCTGGATGCGTTCGGCAGAGAAGTTCAGGTCGTCAAGTTTCCGACGAAGAACAACCCCACCGATAACCAGTGCTTTGAGCTGGAGCTTTACAGTGATGTGAATGGCCAGCCGAAAGGTGTTATCAGGAACCAAGAGAAACGAACAGACCTTGATAACACTGGCACTAACGGCGACAGGGCTTTGTTCATTGCAGATGAAAAATTATTTGCCACGTCTAGCAAGTTTTTTGCCAAGATCCGCATACCTGACGAAGTAAACAGGTTTTCGCTAGATCCTATATTTGGGTATAGGAATTTTTCATCACTTACTGCGAGTAATGTTTTACATATTGCTGTTCAGTCAAGATTTATTTACGAGATTACTTCTATGATAAATAGCGGTAATTTTTACTGTTATCTGTCTTTCCGCTGCCGTAGCAATTCCAACGGCAATGATACGAGCAAGTACGGTCTCTATGAGCTTGCCGGCAATGCACAGTTTGCCGGTGGTACTGTTGACGGAAACGCGATGTATTTGCATATCGCAAACTTTTTGAAAGACCCGGACGGAAAGACGGCTAACGGCGCAAACTCGCCTGGTACATCGTCATCTACCGTATGCAATTATACCGACTACCAACTGTATGTTTGCAGTGAAAAGCTAACTCCTGGCACAGGGCTATCAGATAGATATAACGGCTTTTTAACAAACCTTTCCTATGGCCCTGTACAGACGAAAGCTATTCGCGATGTAGTGGCTGGCTATCGTCCCTATATACCCACAACAGTAGTTACAGCTATTAATAACGGCGCCGCAGTAACAAGCACGATTAATGCCTATAACGAAGGGTTTGTAAGTCGCCTCGATTATGACATATCAATAAGGGGCGATGTAAACACGCTTACCGTTCCTTTCTCTACTGCGCTTGGTGATTACTCAGGCTATGACTTTGCAATGCGCATATTTAACAGATTCGGCCTCAAAGGGTATACCGTATGATTAATTATTATTTTGACTCAAACGCAGCTGGCGGCGGTGACGGCAGTAAAGACAAGCCATTTAATATGATGTCGTCAATGAATGGCCTTGCGTGGCCATTCAACATACTCGTTAAGCGAGGAAGCCATTTTATCGACAACTTCACGCTTCCAACAATGACAGGAAGTACTCAGCTTTGTGTTATGGATAACTACGGCGAAGGCCCCGCACCCGTTTTTGAGCCAGCCGATTATTCGATCCCGGTGATGGACTCCGTGATTGTTCGGAACTTTCACATTAATGGTGAGTTCGACACGATTATCAGTGGGTTTGCGTATTCGGCTCACAGGATTTGGCACCTTAGAGTTAACAGCGAAGGGGCTAACGACGCCAATGTTCATGTCGATGGTAAGTTTAATTTCACTATAAATTCAATGGTTCGCTATGAATGCACATCCATCTACATGGATGGTCAAGGCGGCGCCAATATAACGTACCGAAACGACAATATGCTCGTAAGGGGGGTTACCCAGCGCGGAGGTGACACGTCTGTATTTATTTGGTGTGGTTCAACTTATGACCTCAGCGCAGGGCAAGCTAATGCTTTTAAGGGTCGGAAATGCCGAATTGAGAATTGCACCGCCATTGGGATCGCCGGTGATGGTTTTAGGCTGTCAAATGCCGAAGGCATGGTAGGCCAAGAAACTAATCCGGACTATGAAACTTCATCAAGGATTGTTAATTGCTACTCCTCACAATTAGGTAGATATAAACTCGATTACTCCAGTACAGCATTTGATCGGGCTCGCTATCATGTAGGAATCTGGATATATGGATGCGATAACGTGGCAATTGAGTATTGCATATCCGATGGCGGTGCTTGGATGCATGACTGCATGGGTTTTGATATTGACGGTAAGTGTTCTGGCTGCGTTGTTCGTTACTGCATATCAACGAATAATAACGGCGGATTTATGATGTTCACTTGTACAGAGTCGGATCGGCTCAACCCGGTGACAAGTTCACTCTCAGACTGGGAAAATAAATTAATGACCCAGAAGCTTGGCAACGTCAATAACCAATGTATGTATGTTCTTAGCTATAACGATGGCATAGGACGCGGCCGTTACGCTGGTCGGTGGACAACATTTCAATTTATAGGGAATGTTATTAATGCTGCAATTAAAAATTGCACAGTTGTAGATATGCTGTCTAGATTACCTAGCCACTTCTATTTATGTACGCCAACTTCAAAAGCTATGAGTACTGGTCTGATGGGGAAATATCCTTCGTTAGTTGACAGCACGATATTTTATCATCGCTACGCTCACATGACCGCAGGGGATGCGGGTTTCGCAAATAATGGTGGTGATACCAAAATGGTGTGGAGGAACAACATTTTTTATTGCCCGGAAGATTCAGGAGCCCGAATGAATCCAACAAAGGGTGTTATTGTGGGAAATAGAAACGTTGACCCAGGCATATCAAACTTAACCAGTTCGGCCCCGGCTGGATTCAATGCTGCTCGGTTGGTTGGGCTTATTCAGCGCTCACAGGCTAAAGGCACTGGAACAACGAATAACCTACCTGACATATGGGGTAAAGCAGGAAACAATGTCGGGTGGAAACAATGACCGGGGTGGGGCATGAAAATGGATAAAATAACTACCGGTATCTCTTATGGCGCATCTGGTGGCGGCGCCGCGTTTTGGCTTACTCGTCTATTGGATAGCTATTCACCGGAGCAGTGGGCGGCGATTGGCGTTCTTGGTGGGCTGTTTTTTGCCTTCCTCACCTGGCTGATGAACCTTTATTTCAAGATTCGTGAGGATCGCCGCCGCGAAAGAATGGAGAGGGTTGGCGATGAGCAAGCTTAATAAAACGGGCGCCGCTGGCGCCGTCTGTTCTGTTGCGGTGATCATTGGCCTGGTGCTGTCGAGCGGCGAGGTAAAAACCAGCCGCTTCGGGTTGGAGCTGATCGGCAATGCCGAGGGCTGCCGCCGCGATCCGTACAAATGCCCGGCTGATGTATTGACGGACGGTATCGGCAACACGCACGGTGTTAAACCAGGCGCGCGCAAAACGGATCAGCAGATCGCCGCGGACTGGCAAAAGAACATCCTTGCGGCAGAGCGTTGCGTTACCAACTATGCGGCCGGCGACAAACTGCCACAGGGGGCATTCGATGCGGCGGTGAGCATCACGTTTAATGCCGGCTGCACGACGATGCAGAAATCAACGATGTTCCGCCTGTTTCGTCAGGGTGAAACTGTGGCCGCCTGCGATCAGTTCCCGCGCTGGGTGTATGCCGGTGGCGTAAAGCTCAACGGTCTGGTGATCCGCCGTGATAAGGAGCGCGCGCTATGTCTGGCAAAATAATGTCTGCGGTAGTGATCCTGCTGGCGCTGGCGGCCATTTCTGGCGCTGGCGCCTGGCTGGCATCTCGACACTACCAGCCAACGATAGGCCGCCTAAACGAGGCGCTGACGCAGTGCAAAGGCAGCAACAAGCAACAGGCAGCGACGATCGCCAGCCAGAATGCCGGCATTGAGGCGCTGCAGCATAAACAGGATGAGCTGGAAACCAAGGCAAAGGCAGCGCAAGAAAAAGCCCGCAGGGAGGCGCAGGGCGACTATAAGAGGGCAAACGAGGTTATGGCAGAGCGAACCACAGGCGAAGCGTGCGCGGCGGCGTCTGCTGCGTTTGACGCAGAGCTGCGCCGGGAGCGTGCTCAATGAAAAAGCTGATCGTGTTTTCTGCCTTGGCGTTGGCCGGCTGCTCGAGCGCGCCGCCGGCGCCGTCATATGTCGAGGTGAAAGTGCCGGTGGCTGTTCCATGCAAGGCCGCCGACGTAGCGCGCCCGGCTTTTGCCGTTGACCAGCTGCCGATCGGTGCGGCTATTGACGTCCAGATGCGAGCACTGCGCGCTGAGCGCCATCAGCGGATTGGGTATGAGCGGGAATTACTGGCAGCGAATGAGGCGTGTAAGTAGAATTTGAAGGTCACTATTCACGATAAGTTATTGATTGATAGTGACTGAAAATGTCGTTTTTTGTGGTGTAATGTAGTGTATTAGTTAGCCTAAAATAAATCTAACATATTGATTTTTGTTTTATTTATTGGGTTTTGTGCTTCTTTTGGCGAGAAACAGGCGTACGGTCATAATTAATAATGCTGCCAGCTAGGAGAGAAAGAGTGACACGGCGGTGCAAAAGCACGGCAATGCCATAACGAAAACTGAATAAGGGGGCGATTATGACACAAGTTTGCATAGCTGCGTATGTGTATGGCGTGGTGCAGGGGGTCGGGTTCCGCTATTCCACCCAGCGGCAGGCCGAGGCGCTGGGGGTGACCGGCTATGCGCGCAACCTTGATGACGGCAGCGTTCAGGTGGTGGCCTGCGGCACGCAGGCGCAGGTGGACACGCTGGTGGCGTGGTTGAAACAGGGCGGCCCGCGCAGGGCGCGGTCGATTACGTCGGTTTTGGCATTCGCTATTGAATACCCGCCGGTAGCGGCGCTGCGGGCAGAGCGG